CGTGGACGTATTTCTATACATCAAAATTGATTCCTGTAACAGCTGGTAATGCTTTTTTTGAACTACTTATGAGCGATGTTCCAGCTGGCGGTGTGCGCGTTGAAGTTGCTGGATATGATGCAAACAAAGCTTTAATTACTCCAGCAGCAGACCAAGTGAATTTCGCAGGGGTTGGCAACAAGCAATTTAGCGAACAAGATGTCGGCATTAACACAAGCAAGATATCTAAGTTTTACGTACTAGACGGGGCTTGCCGCTATATTATCATTAAAGTACGTGCAGGTGGTGTAGGTGTGGCGTTTGATAGCATGTACCTAGGAGCCAGAGTTCCAGAAACCGAAACTAGAAAAGCTTTAATAGGCTGTGTAAATACTAGAAATAATTTCGTTTAATTACTGATAAGGATATTAATACAAAGCCAAAAAAAAAAATAAAGAGAGGAGACCGCTTACGCAGTCTCTCTTCCTAGGGGGTAAGATTATGTTAGAAATTTTAGGTAGTGTATTAGGGTTCGGTGCTAGCATCATCCCTTAAGGATTAATATGAAACCAGATAAAAATAAATTTAAAGATGAAGGAGGGAGACCGCTTACGCAGTCTCTCTTCCTAGAGATAGGCTATACGGATAGAGCCTTTTATACATTAAACGATGAGGATAAGGTGTACAAAGGTCACACCTACCCCTCTCTTAAGAAACTGTTCTTAGAGCATGAAGACCCACATGAGTATGACTTTGCTACCACCTACTTGCTAGGTTGGAGTCATTGGCAACGCTTATGTAATAACAAGCAGCTACGTAAGCATATTGATGAATGGCGTATTGAGTTAGACCTCAAGATTAGGTCACAAGCCTTACGTGATATTATTGATATGTCAGCTGATGACAAGGGTTTCCAAGCGGCTAAGTATTTAGCTGATAAGGGTTGGTCTAAGAAAAGTGCAGGTCGTCCTAAGAAAGACACCTCTGAGCACGATGCTAAAGTGCAAGAGATGCTAGAGGATGACTTCTCTGCTGATATTATAAGGTTGAGTAAGTAATGGATGATTGGCTAAAGGAAGCGTACACTAAGTTGAAACGTATGCCTGAGGCCGCCAAAGATGTAAGGGAACAAGCCACGGAGGATTTAGAATTCTTTGCTAGGCTTGTCAACCCTGGATATATGTACGGGGAAGTACATAAAGAAATCTTTCGGTGGATGCAGGACTATACCCTGTACGGCAAAGGGGATGGGCTTACAAGTAACAAACTAATTATGTTACCACGAGCCCACCTTAAATCACATATGGTGGCTACATGGTGTGCATGGGTTATAACAAGGCATCCAGAGGTATCTATTCTATACGTATCTGCGACAGCTGAGTTAGCTCAAACACAGCTATTCGCTGTACAAAACATACTAGGTAGTACGCTTTACCGTAGATACTTCCCTGAATACATAAACCCTCAAGAGGGTAAGCGAGAACGTTGGTCTTCTGTTAAGATGTCTATAGACCACCCAACAAGAAAGAAAGAGGCTATTCGTGATGCAACTATTTCTACCGCTGGGCTTACTACTAATACTACTGGTTGGCATGCCGATATTGTTGTTGCTGATGATTTGGTGGTTCCTGAAAATGCTTATACAGAAGATGGTCGAGAGTCCGTATCTAAAAAATCATCTCAGTTTACTTCGATTCGAAATGCTGGTGGTTTTACTATGGCTTGTGGCACTCGTTACCATCCAGTGGATATCTACGATGTTTGGATGAACCAAGTATATGATGTATACGATGACGAAGGTATTAAGGTAGACCAGAGCCCTGTATGGGATTGTAAAGAGTATAAAGTAGAAACTGACAACATCTTTACATGGCCTCGTGCGGTACGTCCAGACGGTAAGGCTTTCGGGTTTGATATACAAACCTTGGCTCGTATACGTGCTGAGTATAGTGATAGAGTTCAGTTCTATGCACAGTATTACAATGACCCATCAGACCCCTCTAGTGACCGTATCAGCAGAGACAAGTTCCAATACTACAATCCAAGGATGCTTGTCAAGGAAGGCTCTAGATGGTTCTATAGTGGGCGTAAGCTTAACATCTATGCAGCAGTTGATTTTGCATTCAGCTTATCTAAATCAGCGGATTATACAGCCATTGCTGTAGTAGGTATTGACTGCGATAACAACTACTATGTCTTAGATATTGACCGATTTAAAACAGATAAGACATTAGAGTATTTCAAACACGTAGCAGCCCTACATTCTAAATGGCGCTTTCAGAAGCTTCGTGCTGAGGTTAGTGTTGCTCAGAAGGTGATTGTCAACTCTATTAAAGAATACGTGCGTAAGGAGGGTCTGAGGCTCTCTGTTGACGAGTTTAGACCTAGTAAGGCAGAAGGTACTAAAGAAGAACGTATCGCAGCTGCACTAGAGCACTTGTATGACAACTTACAAGTATGGCATTTAGAAGGTGGCTGGACAGCTGTCTTAGAGGAAGAGTTAGTGTTGGCCAGACCAGCACATGATGATGTCAAGGATGCCTTAGCATCAGCCGTAGAAATAGCTATAGCCCCTGCTAAAAATATGGGACACGCTATGAAAGACTTCTTTACAAAAACAAAAGCTACTAGCCGCTTTGGCGGGGTAGCATTCTAAACAGGAAAATAATATGAGTGTTAAAGTAGCAGAGATTACAAGTTTGCTAGATAGAGATGATGCATCTGCGTGGGTGTCTAATCTATGGGATAAGTTCAACAACCAGCGTAGGTCTTGGACAGAGGAAAAGAAGGAGCTAAGAGATTATATCTTTGCTACCGACACCACTACAACCTCTAACAGCGCACTACCTTGGAAGAACTCTACAACCCTACCTAAGCTATGTCAGATACGAGACAACCTACATTCTAACTATCTCACTGCGTTATTCCCTAATGAGAACTGGTTACAGTGGGAAGCTAATACAAGAGACAGTAATAAGAAAGATACAGCCTTAGTCATTGAAGGTTATATGGCTAATAAGTGTCGTAAGAGTGGCTATCGAGCAGAAGTTAGTAAGCTTCTATATGACTACATTGATTTTGGTAACGCTTTTGTAACCACCACTTTCGAAACTAAGTACAAGATAAACGCTTCAGGTGAGAAAGTTATTGACTATATTGGACCAAGAGCTTGTCGTATTAGTCCTTTAGATATTGTATTTAATCCACTAGCGGCTTCTTTCGAAGATAGCTTTAAGATTGTACGTAGTGTTAAGACTATTGGTGAGTTAAGACTTCTAGCTTCTCAAGACCCTGACCAGAGATTCTGGGAGAGTGCCTTAGAGCGCAGACAAGACATCCAAAATAAAATGGGTGGGTACAGCATAGAAGACTTCGATAAAGCCGTAGGATTCTCTATGGATGGCTTTGGCAGCTATTATGAATACCTACAGTCTGATTTTGTAGAGGTGTTAGAGTTCTTTGGTGATTTCCATTGCCAAGCAACAGGTGAAGTTAAGACCAACCGCCTAATCACAGTAGTAGACCGTAGTGTGGCTGTACGTGATGTAGACATCCCTACCTACGCAGGCAAGGCTCCTATCCGTCATGTGGGTTGGAGATTACGTCCAGATAACTTGTGGTCTATGGGACCGCTTGATAATTTAGTTGGTATGCAATATCGTATTGACCATTTAGAGAATCTTAAAGCTGATGCTGCAGATTTAATTGTTCACCCACCCCTAGTGATAGCAGGTGAAGTTGAGGAGTTTGTTTGGGGTCCAGGTGCTGAGATTCATATAGATGAGCAGGGTAGCGTAGGAGAAGTGTCTAAGAGCCTCTCTGGACTCGTTCAAGCTGCAAATGATATACAGATGTTAGAAGATAAGATGGAACTGTTTGCAGGCGCTCCTAGAGAGGCTATGGGTATACGTAGCCCTGGTGAGAAGACTGCCTTTGAAGTAGACCAACTATCCAGTGCTGCTGGTAAGATATTCCAAGAGAAGGCTAGTGCTTTTGAGTTGATGCTATTAGAGCCTAACTTGAATGATATGCTTGAAGCTGCTCATCGTAACCTAACTGACATTGAGAGCATCAGTGTCCTAGACAGCGAGCTAGACGCTACAATCTTTATTGACATCTCTAAGGCTGACTTAGGTAGTGATGGGGTTATTCATCCTGTAGGTGCTAGACACTTCGCTGAACAAGCTAGATTTGTACAAGAGTTTACAGCCTTGTCTAACACTAACGCGTTCCAAGTAATGGCTCCACACATCTCTAGCAAGGCCTTAGCAAGTGCTTTCGGCTCTGCTCTTAATGTAGAGAACCTAGGTATCTTTAAAGCTAATGTAGCTATCGAAGAGCAGATGGAACAGCAACGCTTAATGCAAGGCGCTCAGGAACAGCTTGATGTAGAATCTGCACAGGAGCCTCCGCTATAATGAAGAAATCTTGGACTAACGGGCTAGATAAAGATTTAGCCCTAGAGGTTCGACAACACTTTACATCTTCACTAATACTACGTAAACGCTTAGTAGCTATGCTGCTAGAGAAAGATATAGAGTTTAGTCGAGAGGGACGCTCAAAGGGTGGTTATGACTGCCCTAACTGGGCGTATAAGCAAGCCGATTCAATTGGATATTCTAGAGCTTTACACGAGATAATTGCACTGATTGAAAAATAATTTAAATTTATTTTACTTTTTATGTGCATTTTTGGCTGTTTTTCTGGTATATATAAGTATATATAGTAAATCATATAAGACTTCTTAAGAATATATTAATATTGATATTTATTATTAATATCATAATTAATAAATAAACATTAGAAATCTTAAGATAGCTAAGCAACTTTTTAAAGCATTAAGTGAATCTAAAAATTGATAATTACTTTTTCACTTGATGCGTTCTTTTTATTATGCGTTAAAAATAAAATTATTTAG